TTCAACCAATGAGCGGTCCTACTGGACTCATCTTCGCAATGAAGTCCCACTACAACGATCGTAGTGGCGCTGAAGCATTGTTCAACGAGCCTAACCCTGGTTTCTCTGCCGAGGGTGGCAGCGGTTACGATCCTACCGCTGGTTACGTTGGTCCTGGTAACGGTGGCGATGGTTCTAACCAAGCTGCTTCTGCTAACAACGACGCTGAAGGCGACAACCCCGCTATCCTCAATGATAGCACCACGTACGCTTCTGGCGACGTGCGTTACGAGAACGCTCAAGGCGCTTCACGTGACTACCTGGAAGCACTGGGAACCTCTGGTTCACCTGACTTCCGCGAGATGGCATTCAGCATCGACAAGGTGTCTGTTACCGCCAAATCACGCGCTCTGAAAGCAGAGTACACCCTTGAGCTTGCTCAAGACCTTAAGGCAATCCACGGTCTGGATGCTGAAACGGAACTCGCCAACATCCTCTCTTCTGAGATCTTGGCTGAGATCAACCGTGAAGTGATCCGTACTGTGTATATGCAGGCAAAGGTCGGTGCTCAGAACAACGTTGCTAACGCTGGCATCTTCAACCTTGACACTGATTCCAACGGACGTTGGAGTGTTGAGAAGTTCAAAGGTCTGATCTATCAGATCGAGCGTGACGCCAACGCTATTGCACAGCAAACTCGTAGAGGGAAGGGCAACTTCATCCTCTGCTCTGCTGATGTTGCTTCCGCTCTGAATATGGCTGGCGTGCTGGATTACACCCCTGCACTGTCAACCAACGGTCTCCCCGATGACACTGGTAACACCTTCGTTGGTACTCTCAACGGTGGCGTGAAAGTGTATGTGGATCCTTATTCTGCAAACCTGGCTAACGACCACTACTACGTGGCTGGTTACAAGGGTAGCAGTGCATATGACGCAGGACTCTTCTACTGCCCATATGTGCCCCTCCAGATGGTCCGCGCTGTGGATCAGGGATCCTTCCAACCCAAGATTGGCTTCAAGACCCGCTACGGTATGGTCGCCAACCCCTTCGTGTTCAAAGCAGACGGTTCTGCTGTGGGCGAAGATCTTCTTGGTACGAACGGCAAGGGACGCAACCAGTACTACAGACGTGTACTTGTTCGCAACCTTATGTGATCCAGGATGTTGCGGGGCAGGTTGCCCCGACTGTCCTTTCAGACCTCCCTCACGGGGGGTCTTTTTTTATGTAAATAATTATCTATATCAGGCATCCCTGACATAAATACTACAGATAACGAGTTAAACTTATGAGATGAAACCTACTTCATTATGACGTACTAAAAAGGTAACTTATGCATAACATTATTTCACGTGGTCAGCTAGACGAATGGAAGCATTTTGCATCTACAATCAGTCTGGCAGATATCAAAGATGAAAACGTAGAGGTACTAAATGATTACTTTGAATGTTTAATTGAATGCGCAGGAGACACGCCGCATTGCAAACGAATATGTAGGGAAATTCTAACGTAACTTATGGACCCGTGCAGGGTCCTTTTTTATGAGTATAATTATTATGGGTCTTATTATATCCCTATGCTCACCCTCTCGAATTTCTTCTCACCCGAAGGAGACCGTCACGCAATAGTGACTTACAACAGGAATGGATTTGAAGTCCTATGTACACAGACTCTAGAAAAAACTTTAGAGAAAAAAATATTTGATAGGGAGGTAGAAGCAGACGAGTTTGCTGAAAACTGGGTTCTGAATAAGTAACTAAATACAGTAGTAGTGACAGAGAATTGTTATGCCTGCCGATTGGCACGTCAAACAACTAGACAATAGAAACTATCTTTCACCTGTTGGGTTCAAGCTAAAACTTGATATCTTTCCTGGTGTTGATTTCTTATGTCAAAGCGCTTCAATCCCTGGCACAACAGCTCAAGTTACAGAATTTGATACTCCTCGCAGACCGCTAGCGGTACCCTCTGGAGGAGGAACCCGATTCGATGACCTAACACTCTCGTTCCTAATTGACGAAGATCTAAAAAATTATCTTTCGCTCTGGAACTGGATCACTAAAACTACAAACGCATACGAACCCGACACTGACGATGACGCAGTGTTCAGTACTGGTCAGCTTTTCGTGCTGACAAATAACTACAACGCTAACTTCGTTGTTAATTTTGACAGTTTGTTTCCCACGCAACTTTCTACGTTGCCTTTCAATGTGGGAGCATCTGATGTAGAATACTTAGTAGGCACAGTTACTTTTAAGTACGCCTTCTATGAATTCTTGAATATAGAATCCCGTAAGTATGAACCTTGACCAATTGAAGGAGATGTGGAAGAATGATTCCGCTGTCCTAGAAGGAAATGATGGTTACCCAGATTTTCTTAAAGCTTGTAATGAAACACCCTACCTACACTCTAAGTATCTAGAAATTTTTTGCGACACCAAGTCAAGATTAATTGACCAGGAGTTTGCATACAAATTTCAGTACAAAGATAAGTGGTTGTATTATAAAAAGAAGGCACCTGCTACAGCATACAAGGACGTGCCGTTCGATCTCAAGTTGACTACTAAAGACGAAGTAGAGATGTTTATTAATGCGGATCAAGACCTAGCAAAGGTCACCGCAAAGATAGAGTATTACAAAATGATCTTGTTCTTTTTAGAATCGGTTCTTAAACAAATCTCTACTCGTCAATATCAAATTAAAAATGCTATTGAGTGGGAGAAATTTAGAAGTGGCGGACATTAACCTCCAGAAAAAGAACGAAGTATATAACGTCATCACAGCGGAACCTCACGTTCATAGAGAGCTCTCCGAGTACTTTACTTTTGAGGTTCCCGAAGCAAAATTTATGCCTCTATACAGGAAGAAAGTATGGGACGGAAAGATCCGTCTATACTCTCCTGGCAATGGAGAAATATATGGCGGACTAACTGAACACCTGTTGCATTGGTGTAAAACAATGCGATACACCATCTCGTACGAAGATAATAAGTTCTTCGGTATGCCTGACGAGATGAACCAAGAGGTTAGTCTGTCTGGTGTTCGTACTTTTATGCAAGGCATTACTAAACTCGAACCTAGGATCTATCAGATCGAAGGTGTATACCAAGCTCTGAAATATAATCGTAAACTGCTGCTGTCCCCGACTGCCAGTGGTAAGTCTTTGATGGTCTATGGCATTGCCAGATACCACGTCGCTATGAAGCGCAAGGTCTTGCTGATTGTTCCTACCACAAGCTTGGTAGAACAGATGTACAAGGACTTTGAAGATTACGGTTGGAATGCTAGCAAGCATTGTCACAAGATTTACGCGGGTCAGGATAAGTATAAGGAGTCTAACGTAGTAATCACAACTTGGCAATCTATTTACAAAGAACCACGTAAATGGTTTGAAAAGTTTGACTGTGTGATTGGTGACGAAGCTCACTTGTTTAAGTCAAAGTCTCTCACAAAGATTATGACTAAATGTCATAATGTAAAAAATAGGATTGGTTTTACAGGTACACTTGACGGTATTCAAACACACCAGTGGATCCTAGAAGGATTGTTTGGACCGTGCGAGCAACTAGTCAAAACTAAGGAGTTAATGGAAGGTGGGTATCTTACTCCGCTTAAAGTAAAATGTCTATTGCTTAAGCACGAGTGGAGTATATTTGATACGTACCACGATGAGATTGATTATTTGATTACACATCCCAAACGTAATAAGCTTATTAAAAATCTGTGCTTGGATGCATCAGGCAATAGTCTTGTGCTATTCAACTACGTAGAACGTCACGGAGAACCTTTATACGAGTTGATAAATAATAGTACGGATAGGAAAGTGTTCTTTGTCCACGGGGGTGTTGATGTAGAAGACCGAGAAGAAGTTCGTAGGATTACGGAAACGGAACGCGATGCAATTATCATTGCGTCTTACGGAACATTCTCAACTGGCATCAACATAAAGAAGCTACACAATATTATTTTTGCTTCACCGTCCAAGTCGCGTATTCGCAACTTACAATCCATTGGACGAGTGCTGAGAAAATCAAAAGACAAACACGTTGCCACTCTATATGATATCGCTGATGATATCTCTCGGGGGGAGTGGAAGAATTTTACTTATAAACATTTTGAAGAACGTGTCAAAATCTATATGGAAGAAAAATTCGATTACGAAGTAATCAAAGTACGTTCTAAATTTTAGCCTATGTTAGATCCATTAGAAGAACCTTTTATCGGAATACTTAAATTGACTACTGGTGAGGAGCTCATTTCTTGGGTTGCTTGGTCAGAAGAAGATAATGTTTTGATGCTCCAAAATCCTATGATGGTTGTGGAAGCAAGCAGCAAAGACGAAAGTCATATGATCAAAGGATTCAAGTTGGATCTCTGGATGAAATCTGCTATGGAACAAGATGAGTTTTTTCTGCTAACTACTGATAGAATAATTACGATGACCGAAGCGAACGAGTCGATCGGGAAATTCTATGAGAACAATATCTCTATGGTATTCCGCAACTCTATGTCGAATAGGATCAAACCAACAGCTGATATGGGTCACATAGGTACGATCAATGAATACAGATTCAAATTTGAAAAACTCTATAGAAGCTAACCCTTTAGAAGCTCTGGTGTTTCTCAACAGCGACACTGTTATTATACAGATATCTTAGAGGGCTGTCAAGCTTACCCCTAGATCCACCATTATATGCTATAATAAACACATCGAATTATCGACAAATGGCAAAAGCTAAAACAGAGTATTACGTTAATAACAAAGAATTCCTTGCCGCGATCGTTGAATTTCGTGACAAGGTTGCTTATGCCAAGATGAATGATCTTACTCGTCCTCTTCTTCCACGGTACATTGCCGAGTGTTTTCTCAAGATTGCCACTCACCTAAGTTATAAACCTAACTTCGTCAACTATATGTTTCGCGAAGATATGGTTTGCGATGGTATCGAGAACTGCTTGCAGTACGTCGATAATTTCGATCCAGAGAAGTCTAAGAATCCGTTCGCTTACTTCACCCAGATCATTTACTACGCCTTCTTGCGTCGTATTCAGAAGGAGAAAAAGCAGCTCGAGATTCGCACTAAGCTCATTGAGCGGTGTGGGTATGCCGAGGTGTTGCATTCTGATCGGTTTGATGGTAGTATGTCAGGGATGAACGAATCGGATTCGGGACTCAATTCCATTAAAGAAAACATTGAGATTAGAATGTCGCGATGAAGGTTGCTGTAATTACCGACCAACACTTTGGTTCTCATAAAGGTAGTTACATCTACCGAGAGTATTATCAACGCTTCTATGAGAACGTGTTCTTCCCTTATTTGAAGAAGAACAAAATCACAACCGTTCTTGATCTCGGTGATACTTTTGACAACCGCAAGAGTATCGACTTTGTTTCTCTTGAATGGGCAAAGGAGACTTACTATAATGTTCTCCGCGATATGGGTGTCACTGTCCATACCGTTGTTGGCAATCACACTGCATACTATAAGAACACCAACAAAGTCAATTCGATGGAGCTGTTGCTCAACGAGTATGACAATGTGATTGTATACAAAGAACCCACTGACGTTGAGATCGGTGGAACAAGTATTCTTTTTGTTCCTTGGATTTGCTCTGACAATTATGACCTGTCCCTTACGAAAGTTCGTGATTCCTCCTCAAGAGTTGCAATGGGGCATCTCGAGCTCAACGGGTATCTTGCTCGCCCTGGTTTCCGCTATGACAGTGGAATGGACGCTAACCTCTTTTCTAACTTTGATGTTGTACTGAGCGGACACTTCCACCATAAGAACTCTAAGGGTAACATTACCTATCTTGGTAACCCGTATCAGATGTATTGGAATGACTACGGTGACACTCGTGGTTTCCACACCTTTGATACAGAAACATTAAAAATACGTATGGTGAAAAACCCGTACGAAATGTTTGCTAAAATTTATTGGAATGATTCTGCAGATAGTACTGCTCAACTCGATCCCAATGACTATGCCAGCAAATACGTAAAAGTTATTGTCGAGCAAAAAACTAACTACTCAGACTTTGAGCTAATGCTTAATACTTTGTATGATGCAGGTGCTCACGATGTTAAGGTTGTGGAAAAAGTCGGAGTGTTTGATGACCCTGAAGCTGATGCTTTAGATGTCAAAGATACTCTGACATTGCTTGACGAATACTTAGATGAAGTGACTGTCGATGTAGACAAAACCGCACTTAAGAATTTAATGAAATCACTATATATTGAAAGTTGTGAAGTAGCATAGTGTTTATCATCACTTTAGACGGTCACCAAGGAGAGGGCGCTTACGCTGTGCACGATGAGCACGGTGAAAACGTCCTCTATTTGTTTGTTGACAAAGATGATGCAATGCGGTATGCTGGATTATTGGAAGCAGAAGACTTCCCACCAATCGTAGTTACCAAGGTCGCAGACAAGGAAGTGATTTCCACTTGCGAAAAGGTTAACTGCAAATATAGTATTATTACTCCAGACGTTCTCGTTATTCCCCCACTCGATAAAGATGATCCTGTTCCAGAAGATTCGATGGAAGAACCTCCTAAGCACGGGTGATACGTTTACCGAAGTGCAGATTACTGGAGCTGCAACAAACTTAATTATTGGCACTAATGGTGCTGGCAAATCAACTATCTTAGATGCGTTTACCTTTGGACTATTTGGTAAACCATTTCGTAAAGTTAACAAACCTCAACTAGTCAACAGTGTCAATGAGAAAGGCACTCTAGTTGAGATTGAATTTAGTATTGGACGTAAAGAATATAAAATAATTCGTGGCATCAAACCAAACATATTTGAGATCTATGTGGATGGTCGGATGCTTGATCAAAACAGCAATGCTGTAGATCAGCAAAAGAATCTAGAGCAGAACGTTCTTAAGCTAAACTACA